ATATGCGCGACCACTTGCACCACGCTCGGTCGGCATCATGCGACGGAGGCTCCGGCGTCGCGCCTGTCCTCATTAGCGACGATGCAGTCGGTGCAATTCCGGCCCGCCGTGAGTTTTCACCTTCCTTTGGGTTGGCCTGCGCCGCCGGACGAAACTCGTTCCGTAATGCAAGTTACGACCTATATCCGGCGACGTGGGTTTTTTTAACACCTTATTAAGAGAAAGTGAATTATGAAAGTCAACGACATTGTGGAAGTACAGGATCGTTCATGGAGCCTGGCGCTCGTCAAAGGAAATATGCGCCATACCGAGCTCAATAGTTTACGCGGCCGTCGCTTTCGTCTACTGGCTGTAGGCGGCACGTACCCGACGGACGACTGCGATAGATGGATAGCGGTATCCCAAAACGACACTATGGCCGTCGATTGCAACGACCCCGATACCATCCTGTTCACCCAAGAGCGATTCTGCCACCTCGTGACTCCCGCGCCCCCCGAATGACACGGCCGAAGTCACCGTGCCGCGCGGGACACGCAAGGTTGTTGTGACAATACAGTAATACCACTAGGAGATTATCCGATGGACGATAAAGGATTTTGTTTTCACGACGGCAACGGATTTCGTTTAGCAACGTTCGTTGTCGGACGCGATGAGAATGCCAATGTTGCGTGCCGATTCTACGCTGAGGATTTTTGCCAGCATGACCTCGACGCTGGCGAGATTCTGCCGGTAACAATCGACGCAGCCGGCCATATCCAGCGCGATTTTTCCGGACTGATGTCACTCGCTGCTGAGTGAGGATTCACATGATAGCGGTAACACACAAGGAGAACTAACATGCGATTACTTGTAGAACTTGGCTACACAAAATTTCTATTCCAGGCCGATGCGCCTGCGGCAACCATCCTAGCTGCGTTTGCGACAGCAACGACCGTCGAAGAAAAGTGGGATGGGTCCAAATCGCGATACGCACTGCAATCAGGCGACACCACGCCGATTACCGCTCGCTACGTCCACGACTCCGAATTGATCGACGAAGAAAAGGCGGCTGAAATGGATGCCGATAAGCTGCGTGACAGCAATGCCGATCTGCAAACGAAACTAGCCGCAACGCGGAAAGAGTTCGACGACCTCAAGGTTCGCGTGGATGCTCTGACCGCCGACAAGGAGACCTAACATGCTGACTTTTGAAATCAAATCTGGCGAATCAAAGCCGACGCCAATCCAGGGCGAATTATCTGTGGACTTATGCGGCGATTTAGTTTTGTTGCTGAATGAAATCAGGGTTCTCAGAATAAGCGCTGCTTCAGGGGAAGTTGTTAAATGCAGACTCTCACCCCAGGGAGAGGCATTACTACAGGGAGTCGGTCTGTCCGTTTGTCACGGCCTTTTGGTGGTGAACGAAAACATAAGTTGCGTAGCGAAGGAGACCTTGATATGAGCGTTAGAATCGTACAAGACGCCAGCGAGGGGACTATCGCCAGCGACGAATTACGCGACGGGCAGATTGCAGAGATTGTGTCTGAGGCAGCTGGTTGTGGAGACGGCCGGATCATACAAAAGGACGGACCGAAGCGTATCAACCAGATTGGGCGACCGCACGTTGACGGTTTTTCAGATGGCCTGAGGACAACCATCCGAGTTCGCGTGCTGCCCAACGGAACATTGCTCGAAGTTACAGACAACGAATAGGAGACCTGACGTGCTAAATTTCACGCTCGAAACGCAGCCGGAAAAGCAGCCCATCAACGTTGCCCTGACAAAGGACGATGACGGGGACATGCTATTCTGGCTGCTCAATGCCGTGGTAGCCAGGCTCGACTGCAACATTGGGGTTCTCGTCATGCAGCACTTGACGGCGACCGAGATCGACCGCCTCAGGGCTGCTGACATCAGTCTCCACGGCGACAAACTGGAAGTAGGCTAATGTCTTACGCGGACCACGTCTGCGATAGGTGCGGGCACGTAGAGCCAGCGTGGGATAAGTACCATCGAAATTGCCCTGACTGCGGCGAACGGATGGTGTTGGAGTGGGACGAGTGGGACGACCATCACGCCAAACCTGAACCCAAGGAAGATGGTGAGTGACCTAACCGAGCGACTGCGGGCGGTAATCAAGTATGACGTTATCAATGACGATCCTGTCGAGCGTGAAATATTGCGAGCCCAGGTCTTCGAGGCTATCCCCGAAATCGACCGCCTGCAAGCCCTGGAGAAAGCAATCAACGAGCTACGTCGCGAGGAAGGCGACTCAGTTTCCATCCACTGCGACAATCCAGATTTTGACGGGTCGGCAAATAGCATTACCGCCTACGGCGATTGGTGCAATTATGAGCACGGCCTGACATTCGTTGGGGAAAGTGTGCTCGAAGCACTCGGGAAGGCCGTTGCTGCCCGGCGAAAAGCGGAAACCGTGAAGGAAAAACAATGACTGACGAGCATTATGAACATTGTGCGATTTGTGACGGCCTTACCGGAAAGGCCGGACCGGCAGACGATAGCATTTTCTGGCTCGACGGTGCCGTTGGCCCGCTGTGCGAACGATGCAGCGATACCCTGCAAGGCGAGGTACTTGATAATCTCGGGCTTGATCTCGTAAAAATAAACGAACTGCAGGCATCGTTGCGCGGTGCCGCAACGGTGCTGGAAATAGCCGCTGACCACAATAAGCCATACGAGGAATGCCCATGAACACTACGCCAGTCAACCACGAGTTCGCGCCCGGCAACATCGTAATGCTAGTGGCGCACAAACGTCTGATGACGGTTTATGGCCAACCGACGCTCTTAGTTGTAGGGGAGGTGGTGACGACAGTTGGCTATAGCGGCGAGCGCGTGAGTTGCCGATGTCGAGCGCTTGTATCCCAAAATCATAGTTGGTCCAGCCTCGGAAAAGAGGGATTTGGTAAACGCCAGAATTTCTGCCATGCGGACCCCAGCGAAGATGGCTATTTTGAGTTCCCCGCCGGCGAGTTGGTGCTGTACGAGGGCGAAGAAGTGAAACCATGATTCCATGTTTCGCAATGCTCGGCCTGGCGATTCTGTTCGCGGTCTGTTGGACTCGATGGGTGCTGAGTGAACGACGGACGCTGAAACCCAAAAGGAAAGGATGGATGCCATGAAGGACATAGTCATAGTTATTGACCAGAGCGGAAACGAAGCAATCTACGTCGATGAAAAATTGCATCCCGCCACAGGGGATATGTACTTCTATGCGACTGAGCTTGTTCCCATCGCAAGCGGCAGACCTATAACGCTACGGCAGGTAGAAGTAGAGGTAAACGATTTCCCGAGGAGTCATTGGCCGGAACAGTTGGCCGATCTGAAACCGTGCTGAAGGACAACCTAAACCCAAAAGAAAATCCAATGAGTCTACTAGCAAAAGCGGCTGACCTGCTACTCGGCAGAACCTACGCGGCCATGGAACCCGACCCGGAAGACCATCCCCGAAACGTGTGCAATCGTATCCGCGACCGACTGGAATACGCGACCGAGTTCGGACAGGCGAAAATCATTGTGATGGCATCGCTAAACGATGCGATCCATCTGATCGACAAGTTGGAAATGCCGGCCAGCCGCAGGAGCAAGGAAGCGTTCGACTGCTGGGAGTTGACCAAGCGGCTGATCGCCGACGCGCAGGACAGCGAGTGCTTTGAGGCTTTCGCCAACATGGCCCACGACAAACTCGGCCAGCTTCAGGAGCTATTGCGATGACAGACAAATGGATTCCCGTCGAAGAAGACCCGCCGGGACTCGAAGAAGCTGTCGTAGCCCGGCGCGGCAACCGCGTGTGGTTCGGCTGTCGAACCGAAGCCTGCGAAGACTGGGACGGGGAAGACGTGCCCGACAGCTTCCTCTGGGGAATCGTCGAAAAACTGGAGTGGGACGCAACTAAGCGGCGATGGACGGCCGTTGGCGCGGACCTCGATTTCCGTGACCCAACGCACTTTTATCGGCTGCCGGAACCCCCGGAGACATAACTGATGGATGCGGAAATCGAACGTGCATTTGCGGTCGCCATCATCCCGGACAACCTGCTCGATCAAGCCGTTGAGTGGATTAAGGAAAACCTGAATCCCGAGGATGTATTTTCGGAAGCAGTGCTGGAGAGCTGGGCACTGGATAACGAGTTTGTAGCGGAGTATGTCGAACCCCAACCTAAAGGAATCTGAAAGTGAGACTCACGCAACTGACGGCGAACAACGTAAAGCGGATCGAGGCGATCACGATCACGCCCGATGGCAACATGGTCGTCATCGGTGGAAAGAACAGACAAGGGAAATCGAGCGCGCTCGATTGCATACAGTACGCACTTAGCGGCAAGCGGGCAATCCCCGATAAGCCGCTCCGGCGAGGCGCGGAAAAGGGCTCCATCGAATTGCGGCTCGACGGAGACGACGCTAAGCAGTTGTCGCCGCTGATCGTAACTCGCACGTTCGAGAAAGACGGCAAGAGCGAACTGGAAATTCGCGAGGATAACGAATACCAATCCAAAGCACCATCGCCCCAGAAAATCCTCGACGGGCTATGGAGTCGAATCGCCTTCGACCCGCTGGGATTCACCCGGATGCCGCCCGCCGAACAACACGACTTACTCAGGAAAGTAGTGGGTGTGGACACTGACGCGCTCGACCTCAAGCGGGTGACGATCTATGACCTACGCAGGGAAATAAATCGCCATGTGCAAGACCTTAACGCTCAGATCGGCGAGCGATTCCCCAGCGCACCCGAAAAGCCCGTATCAGTGGCGGCCTTGATGGCTGATCTCAAGAGTGCCGAGGCTGTTATCGAATCCAATCGGCAGGCCCGCGACTCGCTGGACACGGCGGTATGGGCACACTCCAAAATGTGTGACCGGGCAACAGAAATTGAGAGTCAGATAGCCAGATTGCAAAGCGAGCTTGCCTCTCTGCAAAAAGAGATGCTGAGTGAACAAGCGGGCATCGACGCCTTGCAGGCTGACCTTGCCCTGCTGGTCGATCCCGACCTCAGCATCATCAGGGAGCGAATTACCGGCGCGGAGGAAACCAATCGGCAGGTCCGATGCAATGACGAGTACATAGCTTCTCGCAATTCGCGTGACAAGGCAAAGGAACAATCCGACTTATTCACAAAACAGATTGCGGAATGCGATGCCGAGAAAATCGCCGCGCTGGCCAGTGCCAAGTGGCCGGTCGAAGGGCTCGCATTTTCCGACGATGGTATCACGCTCAATGGCCTGCCGTTCGAGCAGGCGTCGCAATCGGAACAACTGCAAGTCAGTATCGCCATGGGAATTGCTACCAATCCCACCCTGCGAGTGCTGTTGATTCGCGACGGCTCCCACTTGGACGAGGACGCATTGCGCACCGTGGGCGAACTGGCCGACGAACACGATTGCCAAGTGTTCATTGAGCGTGTCGGCGAGGGCAAGGAGTGCTCTGTGATTATCGAGGATGGAAAGGTGAAATCGTGACCACCCTATATAAACTGACCGACCAGAACGGCCGGACCATGAACGGATGCGAGTGGGGCGAGGGCGTGGACTCCCCGGACGGGACCAAGTTTGGAGAAGAGTCGTTGTGTATCGGTGTCCATTACCACGCATATACCGATCCACTTATCGCGGTACTGCGCAATCCAGTAGATGAGAATATTGCCAATCCGCTGCTGTGGGAAGCCGAGGGCGTGATAGCAAACAATGGCAAGGGGCTGGAGGTCGGCTGCACGCGGCTGAAAACGATTCGGCAGATTCCGCTGCCTGAGATTTCCCCAGGGGCAACGATCCGCTGGGCGATCCTGTGTGCGATGGAAGTCTGCGCCAACGCGGAGTTTGTCGCGTGGACCAACGACTGGCTCAGCGGCGCGGATCGTAGTGGGGCGCGGGCGTGGGCGTCGGCGTGGGCGTCGGCGGTGGTGGTGGCGTGGGCGGCGGCATGGCCCGCGTGGGCGGCGTGGGCGGCGGCAAGGGTGTCGGTAGCGACGGTAGTGGCGGAGGCGGCGGCACAGGCGTCGATAGCGGCAGAGGCGGAAACAGACCACCCAATCGACTTTGCCGCACTTGCCCACCGTGCTGTCAAAGAAGAAAACGCAATGGAGCAGGCGTTGAAATGACCAAAACCGAACACCCAATCCTGTTCAACGGCGATATGGTCCGGGCCATCATCGACGGCCGCAAGACGCAGACGCGGCAGTTAATAAAGCCGCAACCGCACCCAGATTTTCTTGCCCGTGGTGTAGTGGAAATTCGTCCACAGTGGCCGTTACAGGACGGCGTTCGCTGGTTCATGGAAGACGGGTGCAGCGAATTGCGAGCCTGTCCCTACGGCGGTCCCGGCGACACGCTTTGGTTGCGGGAGACGTGGGCTCCCGACCGGCTATGGAAACCAGGGGAGACGATTACCGAACCTGAACGTGTTATTTATCGAGCCGATGAGTCGCGCCGGCGAGTGGACCACTGCTATGTAGGCCGCTGGCGACCGTCCATTCACATGCCGCGCTGGGCGTCGCGCCTCACGCTGGAGATTACCGGCGTTCGCGTGGAGCGCGTGCATGACATTGATGGGATGGATGCGCTAGCGGAAGGCGTGCTGATCCCGGATGGTGGGTCCTATGATGAGAGGCTACCGCAATACCGCGAGGCGTTCCGTGAATTGTGGGATTCCACCTATGCCAAAAAGGGCTTCGGCTGGGACACCAACCCGTGGGTATGGGTAATCGACTTCAAAAAACAGGACCAACAATGACCGCCGAACAAATATGGGCCGCACTCGTTGCGAAACGCCCGGCCCTGCAAAACCCCGACGCGACCGTGACGTTTACCTCGGAGAGATTGCGGCGACTCGTGTATCAAGTACACGGCAAGGGACAGGGCGAACAGCGCGGTGAGGATTTATTTGAGAAGCTATTTCGGAGGGTGAGAGGATGAGCGAAGAGGCGAGGGAATTGGCATTACGAGAGGGCGGTAGTCCGCCGGGAAGCGAGGGAACAAGCTCGCATGGAAGTTCCGCTGATGGGCACATCCGAAAAGGCGCACCCATCAGGCCCGTAATGCCACCTCGTCAACTGCAAGGCACGCCCGACTGGTTCGAAAAACGGCGCGGCAAGATAACCGCAAGCAAATTCAGCGACGTGATGACGCCACCGCGCGGCAAGAAGGACAGGGAAAACGGCGTCATGGGCGCGACGGCCCGGTCCTACATGCTCGAGATTATTGCCGAGATTTTGACCGGCCAAACGCAAGGCCACAAGACCACGACTGCCGAGCAGTGGGGCATTGACCACGAGCCGGGTGCGGCCGACGTGTACGCGGAGCGGATGGGCGTGGGGCCGCAAGAAGTTGGATTCATCGTCCATCCCGATGACGCAATGGTGGGCGGCTCACCTGATCGGCTTATTGGCGATGACGGCGGGCTGGAAATAAAGTGCCCGTTCAATTCGGCGATCCACATAAAAACAATCTATGACGGCGTAATGCCCAAAGAGCGTATCGCGCAGGTCCAAGGCTCGCTCTGGGTCACCGGACGTAAGTGGTGGGATTTCGTCTCCTACGATCCACGGCTTAAAGACCTTCGCCTTGCTCTTTTCTGTGTCAAGATTGCTCGGGACGAAGAATATATCGCCCGGCTCGCGCAGGCTGTGGGAGCCTTCCGCGAAACATTGCTATCAACCCTATGCACAATAAAACAAGGAGTCCAATCGTGAGTACAGACCTCGCTACAACCAATGGCCAGCAAGCCATGGTCGAAGTTGCCACCGGCCGCGTGACCCAGGAAGTCCAAGCGGCGATGACTGTTGCTAAGCAATGCCCGCGCGACCAGACGGCGGCTATCGAGCGCATCCGCCAATCATGTACGCGGATACGACTCGCCGAGCAGGCCCGCTATTCCTACCCGAAAGGAAACAAAAGGGTCGAAGGGCCGTCGATCCGGCTGGCTGAAGTCATGGCCCAAAACTGGGGCAACCTCGACTTTGGCATTATCGAACTGGAGCAGCGCAACGGCGAGTCCAGTGTAATGGCGTACTGTTGGGATTTGGAAACGAACACCCGGCAGACCAAGATATTCACCGTCAAGCACTGGCGGGACACACGAGAGGGCGGCCATGCACTGACCGACAGCCGCGACGTGTACGAGATCACCGCGAACATGGGGGCCCGCCGAATGCGAGCGTGCATCCTTGGTGTTATCCCCGGCGATGTCCAGGACGTTGCCATGGATCAATGCCGCAAGACCCTGGCCGGCGATTCCAAGGAACCGATTGTCGATCGCGTGCGCAAGATGGTCGAGGCGTTTTCGGAGTACGGCGTTACTTCTCGGATGATCGAAATGAAGCTCGGCTACAAGCTCGACGCTTGCGATGAATACAGCCTTGTCGATTTGCGGGCTATCTTCCAAAGCCTGCGCGACGGCATGAGTAAGCGCGAAGACTGGTTCGACGTGGAGACATCCGAGGCCGTCGAGAGTCACCGCGACCAGGCCCGCAAGCAACGCGAGGCGGCCAACAAACAGCCGAAGAGTCCACCGGAGGCGCCGCCCGAGACAGAGGAACCCGACGGCCCTGATACCGATGTCTCGGCCATGCACCTGCAAGAGTACCGGCAGATGATTGCCGACGCGACAACTATCAAGGACTGCCAGACGGCCAGCGACCATGCGAACGAGAACGCCGGGATGACCAGCAAGGACCGCGCCACGGTAATCCACGAGGCCGCTGAGAAGATCGAGGCCATCCGGAAGGCACGCGGGAGCCAGACCCAAAAGGACTTGCTGGACTAATGCAACACGCCGGACGGAGCCACACATCCCTGATAGAGACTGCCGCCTTCTTGCGGCGGTGTCGGTCCGCGCAGCTTGTGTTGCGTGCCCTGCGGTACTGTCCGCTTTCTACACCTGGACTATGCGTCGTGCTGCGTCGTTTCGCTGCCCCGTCAACCGTGCGAACGTCAATGCGTTACCTGCGGTTGGCGGGACTTGTTTCTTGGACCGGGCGTTGGGTGCGGGTTCCGGGCGGGGCGTATGCGAAGCAGTGGGGGGCGATGTGAAAAAAGCGGACCGGAAAGGACTGGTTTTTTACCACCCAAACAAAAGGAACCCCAATGCAAGTAACCACAACCGACGCCGGATGGAAAGTCAAACTCACGAAGCGCGAGCGCAAGCAGCTCGACAACGCAGCCGACGTGATTACGCTGCTGACCGAATTGCCGTGCGGGTTCAAGGGCCATGCCGATACCGCATTGGCTGGGCTTATCCAGCTACTAGCTGCCCTGGACGGAAAGGAGTCCGTCCGATGCTTGATTAGCTACGACCTACGAAAGGAAAAGCCCCGTGCCGATACACCCATTCAAGCCAAAACACAAGCTGACTAAAGAGCAGGCCGCCGACATTATTATCAACTGCCGGCTGCCGGGCCAGGACAAGGTGTTCGCGGAGAAGTACGGCGTGACAACGAGCCACGTCAGAAACATGCGATATGGCAATAAGTGGAGTGAGCTGAGGTTTGAATTGTGGGAACAAGGACGACTGCCGGAAAGGATTTAGCATGGCACGAATACGAACAATCAAGCCTGAGTTTTGGACATCTGAGCAAAACGCAGATTGCTCGCGTGATGCCCGCTTGCTATTCATCGGACTTTGGAACTTCTGTGACGATGCCGGGAGACACCCAGCAAGTCCAATGCGACTCAAAATGGAGGTACTCCCCGGTGACGCGCTGGGTACGCAGGAGGTGACGCGCTGGGTACGCGAGCTATTAGACGCGGGTTTGCTGGATGAGTACGAAATTGACGGGGAAACATATTGGGAAGTAACCGGGTGGCATCATCAAAGGATAGACCAACCAAACGTGCGGCACCCATCTAGGGATGGGAAGGTAGAGCCAGTTAGCCCCCGTCGCCTCGGTGGGAAGCAACGGAAACTAGCCTATAGCCATCTCGTGGAACGCGATGGGGAAAAATGCTGCAACTGTGGGGCAACAAACAACTTAGCGGTTGACCATATTGTCCCAATCTCACGCGGCGGCACGAACAAGATGGACAATCTAAGGTTGCTCTGTAAGCTCTGCAACAGCGAAAAAGGGGCTAAGATTCTCGCTGGTGACGCGCCGGGTACTCGCCAGGTACGCGATGGTGACTCACCCCCGGAAGGGAAGGGAAGGGAAGGGAAAGGAATGGAAGGGAAGGTAAGTACCAGGAAGCGCGCGCCCTACGAAACACACTTCGAGACATTCTGGGAAGCGTTCCCCAAAGTTCGGCGCCAAGGCAAGGAAGCTGCTGCCGCGGCATATAAGCGAGCCGTCATCCGGCTCCGTCTACAGCCGGACGCTCATGCCTACCTGCTGGAACGGCTGGCGTTGTTTGCTGAGTCGGATACTGCCAAGACCAAGTACTGCTGGGGACCGACGCCCTGGTTGAATCAAGGCCACTATGACGATGACCCGGCTGCCTGGGTACGTGGCGAGAACGAACCGGACGCCAAGCCGTTCCGTGCTGCTGACTTGAACTTGGATGGGGACGACGCATGAACGCCAATGAATTTACCGACTGGCTCGAATACCACACTGAACTACATCCGGCACTCAATAAGTGGGTACAAGCCGCGATTCACCGGCCGGCACTCAAGGGCTGGCGGAAGGTGCTTACTCACGCGGACCTGCCAGACTGCAAAGCGGCATCCGAAAACATGCTTGCGGGCGAACCGCGGCGGCCGTTCCTTGAGGACGACATCGCGGCCGTCATTGCCAAAGAGGCGCGCCGGCTGAAAACCGAACGGCTCAAGGACAAACCAATTCAGTACGCCGACGGCCAGCAGACATACGCTTGCCGGGAATGTCGCGACCAAGGCGTCCGATGCGTGTGGTCATCAAAAAGCATCAAGGCGGCACGGAAGGGCACGCTCGGGCAACCGTTCACCTTGTACTCGGCTGTTGTCGCGTGCCCTTGCGGTGCCGGCGAGCAGTGGCGAACTGCCGGACTGCCACGATTTACCGAGGAACGGTTCTGTGAGTTGGTGCATTGGAGGGACAGCCGTCGCAGCATCGGCAGCGTTGGCAATGCGGACGAGCAGGCACTATTGCAGGCGTGGGTGGATGAGCATTTCAAGGCAAAACAATTTGATGAATTCGCAGCGTTTGCGGGAGAAGGCCAATGACCAAGCTCCCTGCCTGTTACCGATGCGGAAAGCAACCCTGCGAATGCAAGGACGGCATTACGCTTTACAACTGCGATTGGCAGTTATTAGGGTCGATCGAGAGTTCTTTGGTAGCGACCATTTTCACCGATCCGCCGTATTCGAGCGGTGCCCGCCAGAGCGCTCAAATGCGGAGTCGTGGAAAGATGCGGCGCGAGAACGGAAAACACGAACAATGGATTGGCGGAGACAATCTGAGTGCCCATGGTTTTGCCATGATGGTTCGACTATTGGCCGTCGAGCTTTTTAGAGTCTCGGCTCGAGGGGGACATTTTTTCAGCTTCATCGACTGGAGGCAGTGGCCAGTTCTACATGGAGCAATTGAATCCGCAGGGTGGTCGGCTCGTTCGTGCTTAGTGTGGGACAAGATTCACTTCGGCATGGGAAACGGATTCAGGCAGCAGGCGGAATTTATACTTCATGCCTCGAAGGGGACTGCCGATAATTTCATCCGTCACGATCTGGGTACTGTGTTTCGACACCGGCGGGACGGCGATGATATTCACCCCACAATGAAGCCTTTGCCGCTTGTTCGTGACATACTAAGCGCCACACCAGACGGCCTCGTCCTCGACCCCTTCGCAGGCAGCGGCACGACCGGCAGAGCCTGCAAAGACCTCGGCCGCAAGTGCATCATGGTGGAAATCGAAGAGAAGTATTGCGAGATAGCCGCGAACCGGCTGAGGCAAGAGGTGTTATTTTGACCAAGACTAAACCGAAAGGGAAAAACCGTGAGTGAAAACGAACTCAAAAACGCAGTAGCTACGATTCGCGAGTACGTGGGCGCTACACTTGTGTTTCAGTGCGACGACCTCGAAGCGAAAGTTGGCAACCGTCTCCGGGCACTTGCCGGAGACTTGTCTGGGTACAACGCGAAACTCGACGCAGCATTCGCAGCTATCGAGGCTGGCGTTGTCGAGATCAAGCGGCTGCAAGCACTCACAAAGGAACTGCTCGACAATCGCGAGCGGCTGGAAACAATGGCGGAGGATTATCCAATGGGACTTCCCGAGAGGCGGATGGCGGATGATTTACTGGACGCGATTGGAACATACGAAGCCGCTGAAGCGGCGGGAGGTGAAGCATGAAACTCAAACAGCGATTCGACTGCGTAGAGGGTGATATCGACACCGATACCGACAAGTTAGTTTGTGTCGGCAATCGCAAATACGGCCGAGTTTCCTTGTGCTTTCAGGGAAGCATCAACATTACGTTCGCCAAAATCCAGTTGCACTCGCGAGACAGGGCGCAGGATGCGGAAGCCGTGTTCTGTGATGCTGTGCAACTTGGTCGCGAAATTGCACGGCGGTGGAATGAGTATCCAGAAGCCGCTGAGGCGGCAGGAGGAACCAATGGGCAAGACTAAAATCGAGTGGACTGAATCCACATGGAATCCGGTTACCGGCTGTACGAAGCTCAGCCCGGGCTGTGCACATTGCTACGCGGAACGGATGGCGAAACGGTTTGCCGGGCGATTCGGTTACCCGGCAGACGATCCGTTTCGTTTGACGTTACATCCCGACAAACTAGCCGCTCCGTTGCGATGGAAAAAGCCGCGCATGATTTTCGTCGGCTCAATGGGCGACCTGTTCCACGAAGACGTGCCGGATGCGTTCATCGACAGGGTTTTCACCGTGATGGCTCTTTGTCCGCAGCATACGTTTCAGGTGCTGACGAAACGGCCGGAGCGGATGGCCAATTATTTGCAAAAACAGTGGGAGGGCGCGGGCCGCTCGCACTTAACGGCATGGGGAGTGTGGTGCAGTCAGATGGCCACCGAGGCATGCAATCGTGGCTTCCGCGATTACCATGCTACGGATGAAGACGAGCTTAGCACCGACGACATCTACGACGAATTGATAAGGGCAACCTATCGGGGATACCTACAAAACGTCTGGCTCGGCACGTCCATCGAGAACCAGGAAACAGCCGACGAGCGAATCCCACACCTACTGGACTGTCCGGCTGCCGTGCGGTTCGTGTCGGCGGAGCCGCTGCTGGGTCCGCTGAATTTGGAACCTTACTTGCCACCGTCCTGGTCATGCATGGCTTGCGGATACGAAGGCAACGACAGCAAGGAGTTTTGTTCGAGTTGTCGGAAACCGTTCCCATCCGCGGACTCAGCAGGGAAAGATGTGCCCTGTGATTGCGGTTGCATCCATTACGAGTGCGGATGTCCTGAATGTGAGGCAATTGAGGAGTTTGGTACGTGGGGCAACGAGGCACCGGGCTGCAAATGTGCGCCGCGACTCGATTGGGTAATCGTCGGCGGCGAGTCGGGCCCCGGCGCGCGACCGATGAAGCCGGACTGGGTGCGGTCGATACGCGACCAGTGCCAGGCGGGCGTGCCTTGGTTTTTCAAGCAGTGGGGCGCGTGGATGCCGGGCGAAGACGCTGGGGAAATGCACGGCAAGAAGGCATTGTGGGTATGCCGGTGCGGTGTAACCACCGAAGTTCTAGACGATGACACGAAATGCAAATGCCACGACCTGTACGACCAGGACTGGCAACGCATGGTTCCCGTCGGCAAGAAAGCCGCCGGGCGCTTGCTCGACGGTCGAGAGTGGAATGAGTATCCAGAAGCCACAGACGCGGCGGGAGATGAGTAATGGCGGGACGTAAACGCGAAATACATCAGAGCGGCGACGAAGATTGCGAAAGCCATCGGGGTGATTTTGGGACGTGTCCGCATTGCGGTCATGCCATGAAATATGATCGGTGGAAACGGATAGCATACATTTTGTGTTTGCGTCCACGAATATACAAAGAGGGATGTGCGTCCATCATAAGTGAATGTCCAAAATGCTTTGAGTCTTCTTGGGTTCATCTCGAGCTAGATAGTGTTGCGTACATGTCTGTGCCGAACTCCTGGAAGGATGCAGCCAAGGAGGAATCAGCAGCACAAAAATTGGCAGCACTGCGACAATGGGGTGAATCGCTGTGCTATAAGTGCAAGTACCTAAAGACGGGTAGGATTGGACATTATGCGTTCTCTACATGCTGTTATCATACTGGGCCGGCCCAGACAGAGTGCTCAAGGTATAAGCCTTTATGAAGCGCGCCGGGTGCTTGCTCGACACGGTAGAGAGTGGAACGAGTATCCAGTAGCCGCAGGAGGAAAGCCATGGAACTGAAAGAGCTTATCGGGAAACGTTTGGTGGCCGTGCAAGGACCTTGGGAAGGTGAATTTGATGAGGGTGAGATGCGCCTGACGTTTGAAGGCGGGGTGATTGTCACTCTTTCGGCGGATACTGGTAACTGGCACACCTCGGCTGGTATCGAGATTGAGATTGAAGTCGCTGATTAGCGTTTGGGGACGACCAATGACACGCGATGAACGGGAAGTGAGTCAATGCAAAAACTGACTGTCGGCTCCCTCTTCGCTGGGATAGGCGGGCTGGAATTGGGCCTGGAGCGAACCGGCGGATTCAAAACAATATGGCAGGTAGAAAATGACGGATACGCAACACGAGTTCTGGAAAAGCACTGGCCCGACGCGCGGCGATGGGGAGACATAAAGGAATTCAATAAATGGATCGAATCGCTTGCGACATCATTACGGGTGGATTCCCCTGCCAAGACATCAGCAACGCCGGGAAACGCGCCGGCATTACCGGAGGCCGTTCGGGACTCTGGGGGGAAATGGTGCGAACCATTCGCCTGGTACGACCAAGGTACGCGCTCATGGAGAACGTGGCAGCGCTGTTGGGTCGAGGGATGGGAACGGTTCTCGGGGACTTGGCCGAGAGCGGGTATGACGCGGAATGGAGTTGCATACCAGCGGGTGCCTTTGGTGCTCATTTCCGAGGTGACCGCGTGTTTGTCCTCGCCGGTAGTGCCCCGTCCGGTATGCTGCGACGGCAAGGGGAGTGGGCGAATCCGTCTCGAGCGTTTGCAGGGGATGAATTTACGAGACTGGTGGAACGTGAATTATCGGTTTGTGTACCCGCCGGTAAGGGTAACCGAGTATCTGATGGGGTTCCCCGCCGAGTGGACCGACTTAGATGCCTCGGCAATGCCGTTGTGCCCCAAGTGACACAGTTCATAGGCGGAAGAATACTAGCAATGGAGTCGATGCCTTGACACGCGACGAGTGGAGCTTGAGCCAACCGATTTGCTGGATGTGTACGAGGCAAGCGTGCGATACCCACGAGATAGCGCGTGGACCTGCCAAGCAGGCGGCGATGCTGGAACCGGCTGCCTGGATTCGAGCCTGCCGGCGTTGCCACGATGAGCTAGATGATTACGCGATCTGGCCTATCGAGCGGCAGCTTGCGTTGAAACGATTGTGCGACCCGGTGAACTACAGTCGCCGGATAGTCAACCGGCTTCGGGGCCGGATGCCGAACGCCATTTCCAAGCGAGAAGTTGACCGGGCGTTGCCGAGTGTGATTTTACTGTTGGTGGAGCGGGGTGTTCCGCTTCATGTAATTCGGCATCAATTGGATTGGTGCGAGAACCAGGGAGGATAAGCGATGAAGATTACAAGTCCACGACTAACGCTCAGTGGCGTTGGAGATTACGGCTGGCTAATGGCAAATACAGATTGGTTTGTCTGCGTGGAGCCACTCCTTCGCCTGTTTGAGTTTCCAGATGCAAGATACTACTGGCTGGAATTGTCAACAGAACCCAGCAAAGACAGCCAGCCAATCGAAATCCACAGAATAGAATCTGTCTTCGATGTATTCAAGGTCCGGGGAAAAGTGAGCCCGATAAAAAAGGCCACTCCACTTTTCCCATTGGCCGACCGCTTATTGTATATGCATAGCGGGGAATTCGGCATCACGACCGAGTGGAAAACATTTTACCTTCGCTTACTTTATGAGGATTGAGCATGGCCTACAAGCTCATCACCAACAAGACGGCGAAGATTCGTAGGACGCCGAAGCCCGAACGAAAGCACAAGCACAAGTACAACGCGCAAGCAACTTTTGTCGATGGGATTCGGTTCGCATCGAAGGGTGAAGCGGCGCGGTATATGGAATTGAAGTTACTCGCCGAACACGGAATGATAACCGACCTGGAATTGCAGCCGCGATACGAACTGAAGTCAAAGGCCACAACCGCGAAAGGCATCAAGCTGCGAGCGATAACCTACGTTGCCGACTTCGCGTACATGGAAAACGGGGTCGAGGTAGTGGAGGATTTCAAGGGCCACGAGACAGATATGTTCAAGCTAAAGCGGAAGATGTTTTTGCAACGGTATCCAAACAAAGAACTTCGGATAATCAAGAGGAGCCGCTGAAGCGGCGGGAGGTGACAATGGACATTGAATTGGCAGCGATAGCCAGCGCGATAAAAAGCGGATGCGGCACTATTGCTACGGCAATTATTATGGCGGCAATTATCAGGGCACTGTTTAACGAGTAATAAAGCCGCGAACGCGGTGGGAGGAAAGGGATGAAAATTAGTGAATTGCAAATCGGGCAAACAGTTTTAGTCCAGACTATCAGCGGCCAATGGATTCCCTGCACAGTTTTGGAGCGCGAGGACGGGGAATTCGTCATGGCTTCGCGGACACATGGTTACGCCATTCGCCGACACGTGCGAGAAATCAAAGCCGCAGGGGCGGCAGGAGGTAGCAATGAAACCAACGATTGAACAGGTAGTCCACAGCGTCGTCAAGATCATCCGCAAAACAGACCTGCGACCGCTAACTGGCAACGACTCGCTGTTGCGGCAGATGCGGCACACGATTCTGTCGCAGGCCGACAAGATCAAGCGATTACAAACAGCACTCAAACCGTTCCTAGATGAGTGCGAAATGAAGACAACCTTTCGCGATCCATCATGGAATTCAGCCTACCATATCGAGATTACAGTAACGGTGGCCGAGGCAAGAGAAGCCGCAGAGGCGGCAGGAGGAAACGATGCTTAAACGATTCACGATTGACCAGGTGATGCCGTGGAGGCCGTGCTACAGCCGCGAAGAGGTCGCTGCCGTGTTCGGCCGTTACAAGTACATGACGCTTGCGAGACTTCTGGCGTCCAAACTTTCCGACGCAGACAAGCTCTGGTGCCTGCTTCGGCCGGAAGTTATCCCCGAGAAACAATTGCATTTACTAGCTTGCGAATATGCGGAACGTGCGTTGAAGCGTGAGCGTAAAGCCGGGCGGGAACCAGACCCTCGCAGTTGGGCTGCGGTAGAAACGAAGCGGCGATGGGTGGCGGGAGAGGCGAGCGACGAGGAATTATCAGCGGCACGGGCATCGGCACGGGCAGCGGCACGGGCATCGGCATCGGCACGGGCATGGGCAGCGGCATCGGCAGAGGCATCGGCATGGGCATCGGCATCGGCATCGGCATGGGCAGCGGCATCGGCATGGGCATCGGCACGGGCATGGGCAGCGGCATCGGCAGAGGCATCGGCATGGGCATCGGCATCGGCATCGGCATCGGCATCGGCATGGGCAGCGGCATCGGCATGGGTATCGGCATCGGCATCGGCAGAGCGCAAGTGGCAACTGCAGCAGGCAATCAAAGCCACTGAGGCGGCGGGAGGGGAGAATCAGTGAGCGGGCTAACTCTCGGTCCGCCAGTGGCCTTCCTGCCGCAACTGTTGTCACTGGCCGACTATCAGACTAATCCCGGCTTGCCGATAGTCTGGGACTATGAGCGGCGTGAAGAGGGCAGTGAGGAACAGTTTGCAACGCTCCGGCTGTCGGGGCGAAAGGTGGAAACGAAATAGCCCCAAGTCTCGCGGGGCTTTAATGCGAGGCGACAAAGGAGAAAACCATGGCCAAGGAAAAGAGTAATAAAAAGGGCGGCACCCAATTCCATGCCGAGGTGCTTGAAGGCTACGGCAAAATTCCCCGCTGGTGTTACAATTACCATATGGAGATGTTGGCGGACAACCGGGGCGAGGAGTGGCGGCAAACATGGGATAAGTACATGAATGGTAATTTTGACAGCAAATCGCCGTGGAGAATAGCGCCGGCCGTATGTAAGCACATGGGACACGAAAACTGCAACAAGCTGGTCAGTAACGGCACGGTTGGGATGCGCCGGGAGGCGAAGATTCGTGAAGGCGAGCGGGGGTTCGATGCCACGGTTGGGACTTTGCCGCGGAAGGTTGAGTATGGCGAGGAATTGGATTGGGTGGCCACGCATCCAAAAATATCAGCCAGTCGCCGTTCCCTGAACAAGAATATCATTTTGACCGACGCGGACATCACGGATTCACCGAACGGCGCGTGCCCGTCGCAGCGGGCGGCCCGGTTGCTACAGCAGTTCGTAGATTCCCCGGGACTGTTCTGGAAATTGGTGCAAGAGTATCAGCGGCGTCTCGGTAAGGGGGAGGGCAAGGACGACAGCGGCGGGAAGGCAAAGGAAATCCCGGCGCAAGACCTGTCACTGGATGAAGTCGAACGTATATTAAGGGAGGTAAGCTCGTGAGTGATGGAGCAAACGGCAAGGCAAAAAAACCACGGCCTCGTTGCGGGGCATTGGGCGCAAAGCGGTTGTACTGTTTCATTCCCAAGTCGGACATTACGACGTTTGAGTTGGCCGAAGCCCAGGAGATGCTTTTCTATGCCACGGGTGTGGCGATAGGGAAGGTGCCGCCGGCCGTCTGCGATCAGGTATGGGAGACGATGGGCGAATCAAGCAAACGCCATTGGGAAACGAAAGACTTTCCGAAGATTGTAACTGCGGAAGGAATGAACGCATTTCGGTTGCCGGAAGGGAGGGGGTAGACTAATGCCATGTCAAAGTGATTATCTAGCAGCCAGCGGTCAAGAATTCGAGTCAAAGCGAGTTTGCGGCCTGATCGTGTTCTTGCATAACTGCCTTGGCAAGGAGATTCCAGCATGGATTGCTGAGGCGGCTGAATACTATTACGGCAACGTGAATCGTCTCGATGAGGCGACGAAGATTCTCTGCGAGTTATGCCGTAGCCTAACGGAAAACGAAGTTGAGCAATACATTTACAACGGGCGAAATAAAGATTCTCGACGATTGGCGGGCTGGTGGGAGCGACACCAGGAGTGGGATCGTCGTCGCGTAGGGGAAGAAGAAGAATCTCGTCGCACAATTATGCTCAAAGATCGGGCCCTTCGGAAGTTGACCGTGGAGGAGCGTAAAGCTTTGGGCCTAGAATGAAAGGATATAGAATGAAGATGAAATAGCTTAACAATTCGACCCACGGAAGCGGGCGCGACGGCGTTCGTGGAAGTAATCCGAACCCCACTAGACTGCGCGCAGGTGGTCTAGTGGGGTTTTTTCGTGGGCTTTCATAAACCAGCAAGGATGCTGTGATGGATTATTACCAGGAATTGATCGTGGATCCGGGCCGCAAGGATTTGCAAAAGAATCTGGAGTACCGGGTTGAGATTCGCAAGCGATGCCTGAATGATTCTGCATTTCGGCAAGCGATAATCCGGGCCTGCCAGGACGATGTATTATTCTTCTTCAATGCTTTTTGCTTCCTCCAGGAGCCGCGACCCAGGCGCGATGCCAACGGCAAGTTGCTGCCGGGCATTGTGCCGTTCATAACGTGGCCGCACCAAGATCCCGTGATTCGCACGTTGCGGGAAAATCTCGGCACGCGCGATATTGGCTGTGAAAAGTCCAGGGGCGAAGGAATGTCCTGGATCGCCGTTCTTTTGGCCGTGCATGATTGGGTATTTGCGAAGCCCGGCGTGCATTCAGTGAACATCGGCCTGCTTAGCCGCAACCTGGAATTTGCCGATACGCCCGGCAAGATGGCCAGCCTGGGAGCCAAGATTGATTTCGAGCTAAAGCGGCTGCCAACTTGGATGATTGGCGAGCAGGGCGTGGACTGGAAGCGGAACATTACGAACCACACTTGGATCAATTGCCGCAACGACGCGCTGATTACTGCTTACGCTACTACAGGAGAAGCAGGGTCCGGCGATCGAGCTACCTACTTCATCCTTGACGAACTCTCGAAGTTTGCCGGGGAAGATGGACACAAGGCGATGGTCTCGATCCAATCGGTTACTGACAGCCGTTTGATTATCGGCACGCCCTACGGTTCGGAGGGTGCGTACTATGACGTGATGCATGAACCGAGTTCGATGATTAAGTTGATTTTGGATTGGAAGGCCAATATAACCCGGCGCAGTGGGTTGTATCGTCTTGTTCGCGGTCTCCCAGTTGCGGTCGATCCGGTAAACAATCCGTTGAACGCGGATTACAATCCGCCCAACGAAGCGACCCTGGAGATTTTCGACCGCCTGCGCAAAAAGGGCTTTCGCCTAGACAAGGGGCAGCGCAGCCCGTGGTATGACGCCGAATGCGATCGGCCGAATGCGACTCCGTACAGTATCGCGCAGGAGTTGGACCGCGATTACGGGGGCACTTTATACAAGCTGTTCACGAATGATTTCTTCGAGAAAGCGCAACCTGACATTCGCCAGCCGTTGTCGCGGGTTCAGGTAACATACGACGACCAGCTTACGCCGGTAATTGATCGAGCGGCAAATGGGTTGTTGCCCGGCCTTTTGAGTTTATGGATGCCGCTGGACACGCACAATCGCCCGCCAAAGCACGAATATGCGGTTGGGGTGGATGTATCGACCGGCCTTGGGGGAACTTATGTTTCCAATTCAGTGATTGAGATTATTGATCTGGTGAACATGGAACAGGTCGGGGAACTGGTTACGAACGTCGTCGAGCCAGACGATTTTGCCGACTTGAGCGTGGCGATTTGCAAGTGGTTGGGCAATGCCTATCTGGCGTGGGAGAAGAATGGCCCGGGAAATTTGTACCACTCCCGGATACTCAAGACGGGTTATTCCAATGTCTATTATCGCACCAAGATGTTCGAGCGCCGCCGCAAGAAGATCAAAGAACCCGGCTGGTGGACTGATGACAAAACGAAGGAAATCTTGATGGGCGACTTTCGGCGGATGGTGGTGACTGGTGAGTTGAAGATTCACGGCAGTGCGCTATTGAAGGAATGCCAGCAGTACATTCGTGTTGGCAAGCAGATTAAATGTGCCGCCAACGTGCGCGGCAAGCGGGAAGGAGATACGGATGCGGCACACGGGGACCGCGTGATTGCCTTTGGGATTGCCGTGCAGGCGCTGCGAGATCGACCGCTCAATCTGACTGTGGGGGAGGTGATGGCCGGGATCGAGCCGGGCTCCATTGAGGAGCGTGACTTGATGTGGCAGCGGAAGCAGCAACAGGAAGCAGACGATTGGGATGAACGCACGACTTGGGACTTAGCGCAAGGAGGGCGGCGAGGCTTCTAGGCCAATATTTTTTGTTTGGCTTGGGGGGTGGACGTGCTACAGTAAATATGCGTTTACAACAGAATTTAGAGGGAATTCGGTCTGCGAGTGACTTGGGGGAGGTGTTGATTTGCATATTGGGGCTGTGGGAAATGGGGTACACAGACGAGGTGATGATCGGCGACGTGCTGCAATGCAAGCCAGGGAAAATGCGGGCTTTTTGTCGCAAGATAGAGGACACGCGCAACCGCGTGCTGCGCAGGTTTTCGAGGCGCGGCTTGCCCGATGGGCTGTACGGCCGCCTTCCTTTCGGCGACAGCGTTTTGTGTACCAAGTGCGGCCGTTTGGTCCATTACGTCCCCTGCCCGGTGTGCAAGCAATTGACGCTGCGGGGTTTGATGCGTACCCCCGGCCAGTGCGAACCAGCCCTCTTGCCAGCATCCCCGACAATCGCTCGCCCCGGTTCACTGGCCAAGATTGAGATAATGGCAAAGCGTCTGGCGCGTGAAGAAGAATTATTTCACCCAGGCGATATTTTATTCCCCATGGAAGGGGGCGGCTATGAATCCAAACAAGGAAGTGGATCGCAATCGGCTTTTCCTTGCTCTTGAATGGTCTTATCGGGGCCTGGAGCCTTTCCGGCTGCTGGTTCATAATCTGGTCGCGGAATACGCGGGCAGCGGTTATGGCAAGGCGGGTACGCGCCCTCGATTCGAGACATTGTGTAACCTGATGGCGCAGACGGTGGACGCCTATACGATGTCGTTGGTAGCCAATCGGCCGCGGATCATGGCCAGCACCCCTCGCACTGAACTGCGGCACTTCGCGAATCGTTTCGCAACGGCAATGAATAATCTGATTGCCGAAATCCATTTGGAGTGGACGTTGCGGCAAAGTGTGCTGGATGCTTTCTTTTGCGTGGGGATTGTCAAGTGCCACATGGCCGAATCGGCAATGGTGCAATTGGAGCCGGACGTGTGGGCCGATCCGGGCACGCCGTTTGCCAGCAACATCTCGATCGACAACTGGGTCCACGACATGGGGGCCACGAAGTATTCGCGCGTGCAATTCGCCGGAGACTGGTATCGGATTCCCTATGCGGATTTGAAAAGCGACATCTTCGACCAGAAGGTTGTGAAGGAACTAGACCCGAAGCCGACATCCAAGCACGTATTCGCCGAGTCGGACGAAAGGCTTGAACGGATCGCTCGCAGTGAGGATACGGACGCGGATGAAGTCGAGCCGATGATCGACGTGCTTGACGTGTGGATTCCGCGAGACAAACAGATTTACACTTTTCCAGTCAATCCCCAGCATCCATTCTCGGCGGGTATGAAGCCGATTGCCGCGATTCCTCCCGACGATCCAGACATGGGGCCTTACGATTTGCTGTCTTTCGGCGACGTACCGGAGAACATCCTGCCGTCCTCGCCGGCATCCCACCTGTCTGCCATGTCCCGAATTATCAACAACGTAATGCGCAAGCAGGCTCGTCGCGCGCACAAGCAGAAGGACGTTACCACCTACACGCCCGCTGGGGCGAAGGATGCCGGGCGGGCGCAAAACTCCAGCGACCAGGCGATGATCCAGGTTCAGGAGCAGTCTGAGATAAAGGTAATGAAGTTTGGCGGGGTGGACCAGCAGCTTCAGGCATACCAGACTGGGATGATCCAACTTTACGACCGGATGGCCGGTAATCTTTCCGCCATGATGGGGCTTGGCAATCAGTCTCCGACTCTAGGCCAGGAGCAAATGATCCAAGGGGCCGTGTCCAAAAAGGAAGCGGCCATGCAATATCGCGTGGTGGATCATGCAAGGAGGATCGTCAAGCGGTTGGGCAAAATGCTCTGGGAAGACAAGGCCAAAGTGGTCCCCGGTTCGTTTACCCCTCCGGGATTGGAAAACTACGAGCCGCTGGACATGACTTGGACGCCGGATTATCGCGAGGGGGAGTATCCAGATTACGACCTGAACATCGACATTTTCTCGATGCCGTATCAATCGCCAGCGACGAAGTTCAACACGATGATACAACTCCTCCAGACGGTGTTCCTGCCCGCCGGTCCCGCATTGGCACAACAGGGTGGCTCGATCAATTACCGCAAGATAGCCGAAACGGCGGCGGAATTACTCAACTTGCCGCAACTGGAAGAGCTTATCGAATTCGGCAAGGTCATGCCGGAGGAACAGGCTGGAGGGCAGGGTGAAGGCGGGATGCCGTCGAGTACGAGCCGGGAGTATATCCGTCGCAATGTGCCGACTCAGGGGTCGCCGCAAAATCAGTCGTTGATGGAACAGCAGGCGTGGCTAGGTTCGCAATCGGAAGGCGAACCGCAAGCCGTGGCAATGGAGTAAGCCAATGGAAGAGAAATATGCGTTCAGACGCGAAGAGTCGGAAGAAATCGTGTGGGTCGATTTTGCCACGATGATGCAACAGGTGGGCGGATTTATCACGCTCCCCGATGGCACGGAGGCCCGCCGCTGCGTCCACCTGGAAAATCGCACATTGCCGCGAGGAAAGCGAGAAGAGAATATCACGGGCCCCAAGATGGTGAGCGATAGCTTGGGGTTCCCCGAGCAGGCGCTTGCGGAGAAAGAGCAGCAGCGGCAGCAATGGGGCTGTGCGGGCATTGAATTCCGCGACGACCCCGAGGTTCCGGGCTTTATTCAAGTACACGCAGGGTCGCGGGCGGCAATGGAAGAATACACAAAGAGGCGGGGATTGGTAAACCGCACCGGCAGCTTGGGCGGCGGCGTGCGGTTGAGTCAGGAGGACTTGGATCGGGCCGCCGAATTGGTTTCGCGGTAATAAGTTTTTCTTTGGCTACGGAGAACTGAGTGTTATAGTCAAAACTAACAAGGAGGGTACGTTATGAGCATCGGCACGGAAGCCGATCCGCAACTTGCGGATGAACAGGTCATGGAAGACCAGAATGTAGAGTCACCCGAGGAAAGCGGCATGGAAGCCGCCGGCAAAATCGCCGAGGGCACGGATGCCCCTTCGGGTGACACTCCCGAGCCTCTTGAGCAAGAGGCTGAACCTTCGGAGGATAGTCCACGAGAGGCCGCCGAAGAACCTTCTGAGTGGATGACCGACGATCTAGTGGAGTTGGGTTCCAGCTACGGACTCACTGGCGAGGATATCGAAGAGTTCGGCGATGCCGCCACGTTTCAGCGCGCCTGCCGAATGGTCGATCGCCACCTGACCGCTGCGGCCACGCCGGAAGAGGAAGCTGCGGAAGAGCCGTCCGCCGAGGAACCCACGGAAGAGCCGCCGCCCGACCAGCCATCCGCCGAGAATGATTTCACGCTCGATCCGAGCAAGTACGTCGAGTATGACGAAGAGACGCAGCGGCTCGTCAAGGTAGCAAACCATCTCCAGCAAGAGAACCGGCAGCTTCGTTCCGAGGTTACCGATGGGCTGTCCCAGTTTGATCGGGAGATTCGCACTCTGAAGCAGGAGCGGCAGGAAGAACGGCATCACGTCGAGATCACGACGTTCCACGAGTGCGTGGACAAGATGGACCCAAAGCTATTCGGCGGGACATCCAAACTGACTGAGGAAACCGACGGCCGACGCAAGAAATTATGGGAAGCCTACAATACGGTTCGCGATGCGGCGGTTCGATCGCCGGGCACGGGCGGTAGACCCGCCAGGATGCCGCTGACGAAGGCACTGGTTGATCGTGCGGCCCTGCTGGCCTTCGGCGACGAGATCATTGAACAGAATCGCCGCGACATCCACCGTTCGATTCACGAGCAATCACGCAAGGTGCGCCCGCGCCCAGGCAAGGGCAAGGCGCGATCTACTCCGCCGACCAAGGCGGAGCCCCAAACTGTCCACGAGGCATCTCAGGAGATTGCGAATGATCCCGAGATTGTCTCGCTTTTTGATAGGGTTTCTGAAAAAAGCGGAAACGCACCGCAGTAGGTGCAAGTTTATAGGAGTGCCGTGTAATGGCATATCTCACCCCAGACGGGATCGACGATCTCGTCACAAATACCACCAAACGATTCCACAAAGGAAAGTGGACCGATATTTCGCTGGACTACCAACGGTATGTCTCCGGCGATGTGATTACCAAAAAGCGTGTCGTCGAACAGGGCGGCACGGAAATCCAGTGGCAGCTTCAGGTCTCCAACACCGGCACGGCAATCAACAGCGGACTTTACGCTGAAGACGTGACGGCAGTTGATGACATCACCATCGACGCCTCGGTTCCGTGGAGTAAGCAGACAGTTTCGTGGTCTTACGACGTGGACGAAAAGGGCTTCCAGTCGGATCGGGAAACTATTGTGGAAATGCTCCTGGTGCGCGAACACGCGGCCATGAACAAGATGCACGAGTTGAACGAGGTTAATCTCTGGTCGGGTCCGTCGAGTACGACCGACAAGCGGCCGCAGGGCGTTCCCTTCTGGATGCAGAAGGATGCCTCGACGACGCCGGGCGGTGCCTTTAACGGAGGCAATCCGAGTACGCATTCGGGCGGGTGTGCGGGAGTTTCCAGCACCACCTATCCGAATTGGCGGAACTGGACGTTCGGTTATTCCAGCCCCGCCGACGGGGCGGTGACGGTGGATGATCTGGTACGGAAGCTGAAGAAGTCCTTGCGGTACACCAACTTCGTACCGCCGGACCCGCACCCGACGCTGGGCTTCGGTCAAGCGGCTCGCACCATCTACACCGTCTACGACGTGGTGGAAGGCTTGGAGCGGCTGGCGGAAAATCGCAACGACAACCTCGGTGCGGACGTGGCCCGGTACTTGAACCGCGTCACAGTGGGCGGCGTGCCGTTCCGCGACGTGCCGTACCTGACCGAGAACGACAGTTCGTATCCCCTTTACGGGATCGACTGGGATACGTTCCGGCCGTTCCTGAAAAAGGGTTGCGATCGGCGTCGTACCGGTCCGGTTCCGGCTCCCAAGCAGCATACGGTTCGCAATATGTTCATCGACACATGGATGGGCTATATGTGCATCGACCGGCGGCGAAACTTCGTTGGTAGCGTAGCGTAGTGTCCTCCTCGCGGCTCCCTTGCCCCAGTGGCGGATCTGGGGCGGGGGGCCTGCGGGAAGGCCTGTGGCCTGTTCGGGTTTTACAACAGGTGGTTTCACGGTTTTTTACGAAGGAGTTTCAGTAATGTTTGATTTTCTCTCCCACAACCTATACACCGGGCATAACGCACAGAATACGACCGGGCAATCGCCACGGCTCTGGGGCCAAGTGACCGGAACCATGATGTCCAGTTGCGGCGATAAGCGACTGGTCCTGTACGGCGACGACTTCGGCGCGATTCATCACTCCGGTACGATGACCGATTTGTATAGCGAAATACCCTACGTCTTGTACGCGGACGACACCAGCAACCATACTGCTGTCGGTGCGGCGGACGAAAAGGGCGGCGTTTTGCAACTGGGCATCGACGGCAGCGCTGCGGCAAACGAAGAGATTGGTATCGAGGCCGGCGACGGCACGGGCCAACTCTTGCAGATTTCCGATACCGCTGCGGACGCCCACTTGACGGCGTTCGAGTGCCGAATCAAGGCCAGCAGCATTACCACTGGCCAGCTTGGGCTGATTGCCGGTTTGGCCAGTCCGGGCACGATCGGCAACGGCGGTATTGTGGATACAAGCGGTATCCCGAAGGCGGCCAGTGCGTTCATCGGGTTCAACATTAAGGCCGACGACGGCAACGCGATCGACTTCTGCTATCAGGGCGCTGCCCAAACCAGGCAGGACACGATCGAGGGTGCTGGCGTGCCGACCGCCGACACATTCATCAAGCTGGGATTCATCTACGATCCCGGCGCGGCTGCCAGCAAGCGGATTACGACGTATGTGGACAATGTAGAGCAGTCCACCTACGTCACCAGCACCAATATCGCTGCGGCGACCTTCCCGGACGCCGAGGCGCTGACTTTTGTGTTCGGCATGAAGGGCATCGCGGGCAGCGTGGCCTTGGAGGATGCGATTGATTGGTGGGCGGCGGCTCAACTGTTTTAACATGGGGGCGTTGGACGCTGGGGCCTAGCCCCGCAAGCAGGCGATCGGCATGGGAGCCCCACCGTGCCGGTCGCCAATTTATTACGGAGGAACACTGTGATTATCAAGGCTGACGAAGATTCGCTCGTGCGGATGCTGGGCATTAGGGCAGACGAGATTCCGGCGTCAGTGATTGCGGAATATGAGTTGCGCCTGAGAATGTTCCACGGCGATGGAAATAGCGGGCCGATGGGCACGCTGGGGATCATCGACTTGCTGCGGAGTATGAAGCTTGGGCCGCCGGCACGGAAGCCGCAAGAGGCGGTGATGGACTGGGCGCGGGTGCCTATGGACGGCAGTGTGCGAGTCGAGGCGCGGAAGCATAATGACGGCGAAGCCAAGTGGTTCGCCGGAACTTACATGGGACAGGTCGGCGCGGGGACGCTAGCGGTACGCCTTGACGGCCGGGAATGGGTTGATGAGTTCAGCCGCAGGAATGTGCGGTTGGAGCGAGACAAACCGGCGGAAGCCTACGTTGAACCGCCGACCGAGCAAGAGGCGGAAGTGGACGTTTTGCTTCCCTTGGCAAAGCCGGGCGATCGTGTGTGGATTGACGAAGAGGGCGACTACAAGGCAGCCGAGTTTGGCGATTATGACGGAGCAATGGTTTCCATAAAAGTCGAAGGCGAATCGGCTTCTCGCTGCGTGCCGGCAAGCGTCGTAGCTTGCATGAACCGATCGACTAAAGAAGAGGTTTCGCAATGATCCAAAAATATACGGCGACAATTACGACAGACGGGAGCGGGGATGCCACGGTGTATCTCGGCAGCAGTATTCGCGGTCGGGTGTTGGCGATGAAGTACGCTCCGGGCAATATTGCTACCGGAGCCAAGTTGGTAATCAGCGGCGAGTCCAGCGAGGTGCCGGTCTTGACGAAGAACGGCGCGGGAACCAGTACCGTGTGGTATCACCCGTTGGCGCCGGCGACTAAGGTGGCCGACGGCGGCGCATCGGCGCTGATGGAAGTTCCCGTGCATCTATATCGAGAACGAGCCAAGCTGGTAGTTTCCGGCGGCGGCGATACCAAAAGTGGAGAGATCACGCTGTACGTAGACGAGTGATGGTCGCATGAATAAGACGCGAACAATACAGTACTCCGATGCACGGCCGGACATCCGCACTGGCGACCTGTTTCTCTATCGGCCGGCACGCTGGAACGAGCCGTTGAACAAGCTCATTGCACGCGGCGGGCCCATCGACCAACTCGAAGACTGGCAGCGCTATGCACATGCCGGCATGGCCGTGTGGAACGAGGGCGTGCTGCAACTGGTCGATGTGGTTCAGTGGATCGGCGGCAGGCATATCAAGCTCTCGCGAGAAGTTTCCCGCTACCCCGGCCAGTACGATGTGTACCGGGTTCAAAACTTGCGGCATATCCACGTCGCGGCAAACGTAATGGTTGGCCTTGCCGGGTCGCCTTACGGATGGAGCTCGCTTGCTTACGCCGCCGCTTCCCAGGCCGGTATCTTGCCGCCGATTGCCGACGATGACCTTAACGGCTGGGCTCCCCAGTGTGCCCAGGCCGTATCCCGTGCGTTGCGGACGGCTGGTTGCGACCCGTTGAAGGGGCTTGCTGATAGATGCACGACTCCGAACCACCTGGCGGTTCCGGGTTTCTCTAAATACCAGATGACGTTGGGGAAAGACTCATGCGACCAATAATCCTAACCCTGACGGCCGTCCTGATGCTTACCGGTTGCGACGGCACAATCACAATCGGCGAGCCGCCGCGATGCCCGAACGGGGAATGTCCGGCCGTGCCCGAATCGCAGTGCCCATACAAAAGCGTGCCGCCGATGGACCTGCCGGTGGAATTGCGGGAGCGGAACTATGGCGGCTCTTGCGTTCATGCTTCGATGGTTTCCATTCTCCGATGGCAACACTTATTCACGTTGGCCGATTGGTGGCGTGCAACATTCAGCGGCGGTGAGGGGCTTGGCGGGTTGGTCGCGAAGTGTGAGAAGATCGACCTGGAATTTGCCTACACGGGTGAAGGTGACCCGGCATTTCTCGAATGGTGTTCGAGGACGAAACGCGGCGCGGTTATTTTCTACTACAAAAATCATTCAATTTCATTTTGTGGTTTCGTCGGGTCCGATGCGGTCGTGATGGACAACAATCGCACAGACAAGCTAATACGGATTCCCAAGGCGGAATTCATCCAGCGTTGGAAAAGCTATGGCGGCGTTGCATTGACGCCGGTCTACGATCCTGCCCCTCCGAAACCGTGGTGGTAAATATTATGGAAGAATCGCTCCGCATAATCGCATCGGTGTTGGGCGGCATGTTTGTGCTTGTGATAGGTATTGGTCTTGCCTTAGCTCACATCGGTTACAACCTCGAACTGATCCGCAAAAAACACTGCAAGGACGATGACAAATGAATGCAATAGCCGTACAGCTATGCTTACTCGTCTTTGCGGTATTGCACATGACTTGGGTGTTTTCAAAGCTACTGGATATTATTGCCAAAGAATTACGATTGATCCGCAAGCACTTCTGCAAGGACGAGGACGAGTGATGGCAGGGTGTATGACCACGATTGTTATTTGTGTTGGAGTGATGTGCATGGTTGGACTGCTTACCATGATTCGCATCATACAACTTACGAAATAAAGTACAAAAACCAATACCCTTTTCTCTTTCTAAGGAGTCTCAAAATGGGAGACGACAAGTTACGCCTGGCCGGGTGGCTGGGGATGGCAACGCTGGGGTGCGTGCTGGTGGTCGGGCTGAAATACGCCATCGACACCGGCCAGAATGAGCAGGCCAATGTTGCTCACCTTCGCAGTACGATGGAAGCAGTTGCCCAGCGGGTGGAGGGCCGGGTTATCAACTTGCCGGAAGACGGCAAGGCATGGTATCTCAGCTTGTTTGTTCACACCGATTGGAAGGACCGGGCAAACGAACGCGAGATGGTGGCATGGTTCTATTCGGAACCGCGCCTGCAGTCGCTCAGGACTCAAACCCATTACGCTCTGTATTCGCAAAGCTCGCCGATGTACCAGTCGCGATGGCGGTCGCATATTCCCGCCGATAAGTTTCCGGCAATTCAATTACAGAGCCAGGACGGCAAGATTGTCTACAAGGTATCTGGCGACAACATGCCGACCCATGCCGACCAGGTTGCCGATGATGTAAGCCAGCTAATTCAAAAGGGCTGGCCTTGTCCGCACCCGCAACCCGAGCCGGACGTTACCCCGGACCCGACGCCGGATACGATCCCCGATGCCATCCCGGACATTACACCGATTCAAACGGAGACATCCAACGACTTTCCGTGGGCGTTACTCGTTATCAGTATCGTTGCCGCGTGTGGCGTCGTGCTGATTATCCACTTCAAGAAACCCGGCGGCCTTGCATAGGAGAATTACCATGCTATTTGCTTTCACTCTGACTACTCAAAATCTCACGATTGTCGTGCTATCGGCAGTGTGTGCCGCGCTTTTGGCCGGCTTGCTTTTGCGGAAAGATACGGCCCTGGAGAAGTACAAGAAGGGTGTTATGAAGCTGGTTTCAAGGTTGCGCCAGTTGAACCACATTCCCGGCGGGCTGATCGACCAGTTTTGCAACTTCTTTGCCGACATTGTTGTATCGGACGCGAGTGGGTTGTTCCAGTCTGCCGAAAAGCTGGCTGACAAATTCGACGAACCCGATGCTGTTATGCGGATGCTGCGCGAAGACTTCAAGGCGCAGTTTCCAACGATCTTAGATAAGCCTGAGGTCGGCCAGTGGATCGTGGACGAGGTCCATAGGTGGGAGGCTGGCAAGGCCGCTACTCCAGCCAAGTAAGGGAGTAGTCATGGCAAACGGTAACGGAAACGGCAAATTGCTCAGGGGCATCGCGGCGGTACTTGCCGTGGTGGTAGCAATGATCGGCAGCGGCTTCAGCGGTGCGTATCTGGCAGGCTCGCGTCGCTCTGCCACGGAGGCGGCAATTCAGCAGAACACGGAATGCCGCAAGGACCACGAGCAGCGAATCCGCCTGATTGAATCCACGCTATCGCGGATGGATGCGAACCTTGAATGGATTCGGCAATCTTTGGAGAAGTGATGGCAGAATACGCCCTGAAAATCGGCGATACTTCCACCTATGACGATGGGGATATTCTCTGTGCGTTCACGGATCGGCATATTCAAGCTACGCACATGCAGCACCTTACGCATAAGCGCCTTGCCGCGAAGGACGGCCACGGCTTGATTCCGCCCGACTCGCTTATCCAGGCTCGGTTGGAGCGTGTCAGTCAGTTTCGGTTTGAGCGATTAGACAAGCGGACGATTCAGCGCATTGTGATTGCCACAGAGCAGGCAGTGAAGCTAAGCCACACGCCGAACGCCGATGGTGAATATATTGACGTGCCAGAGTTCGTCGCCCGTCGATTGAAGGCCGGCACGCGGCCGATGTTCGGCCGCCCTGGTCGCGAAGTCTGGTACGGCGGCAACACAGACTACAGCCAGGCGGCCGTCGATGATGTCTGGCACCACATCGAAACGCATACCGAACACCGCAAGGCGAATTACGATCTATTCCCCGCCGGTACGCGAGACCTCATCGACCATTTCTTTGTTGTCACTGATTCTTTCGACGATGCAACGGCCAACGAATTGGTGGCTCCGTTGCTTAATGACAAGGGTGAGATGGTCAAGAAACGCAAGCACCAAGTCAAGTGGGGCGAGTTGCCGGGTATCTCAGCCAAGACGCGAGACGATATCCGCGACAAAAGCAGGAGCGTGGACGGCAGACGCAAGGGCAGTTTCCGGCGTGCTGACATCGTAGTTGCAAAATCCCTGA